CAAATCCGATAGCACGATTGTATAATCCATGTGCCAGTTGCCCTTGGCTGTCAGCATTGATATTCAAAAGGGGATAGTAAGTGTTACGGTAATGGTCAAGCCAGTTCATGTTATTTCCAATGCAGGTGCAATTCGTTTAAGCCAGGTGCCTGTGCGCAATTCAGTTAGAGTGTATTCAGTATGACAGATCTCTACCAACCACTGATCTCGTTTGATGTCGTATGGTTTTTCTATGTCAGCCATAGTCATGCCAACAGGTGCAGCCAAACTTGAATTATCAACTATGGGTCTACATCCAGCAATGGCTGCTTGCACACCTGGTCCTGAATTGTAATTGACCACGGCATGATAATCAAATCGCATGTCAAAACTGTCGTATGTGCCGGCTACCGGGTGCGGTTGTTCTATCTTAACGTCTGGGGGTAATTGACTCACGTTCAATCTGTTGCGTGGATGCGGGCGCACACTGATTGGACGATCTGTGTGTTCACGCACTGATTCGATTTGATCCAGCACCCATTGTGTCATGTCAATACCTGCCACTTGCAAACTGCGGGCATGTTGGGCGGCAATGACCACTCCGGGATTGGAGTTAAAAGTTATGGCTTGGCTGACTCCCAATGTTCGAGGACGGTCCCAATCTAAATTTTCCGTGTGTCCATAGTATCCTGCACTGGTAATATTGTTTACGGCTACCTTCCAAGTTTGGCCACGATACAACGCACCAACTTCCAAAATAATTACTGGTTTGTTTTGACTGCGATAGTGTTTGTATACAGCTTGGTTGGGGGCCATGCGCCCTGCCCAAAGCACACTCCAAATTATGGCCGCATCAGCAGTCATGGAGTTTTCTTGTGTGTGTATGCCCCAAGATTGCAAAAGATCCAGTACCGCACTCATTATGGGTCTGCTGTTTTGAGCACATTGAGAAGGAAAATAGGCTACGTTATTGATCATAAGTATGTGAAATGAAATACACTGTAATTACCACTTTCAATGCGGATGGTTATGCAAAGTACGGCCAACGCATGATCCAAACATTCTTGCAAACATGGCCAGTTGATCTAATTGTATACGCAGAAGGATGTAACGTACAAGAAACAGCACCTAATCTTGAGGTGCGTGACATTGCTATAGTTAACGAACTTTCTGCATTCAAACAACAGTGGCTAGGTGTACCCCGAGCCAATGGTGATGTCAGTGCTGATCCAGTTAGATCAAACCGCCGGGATGCTGGCAAAGGATTCAAATGGGACGCTGTGAGATTTAGTCACAAGGTCTACAGCATTTTCCATTGTGCCAAACACACCAATACTGATTGGCTGATTTGGATGGACGCAGATACAGTGTGCCATAGTGCAATTACTACAGATAATTTGGCAAGATTATGCCCAGACGCTGTGGACCTTTGTTTCTTAGGCCGGCGTGGTAAATTTAGCGAGTGCGGATTGTACGCTATGAATCTTCAGAGTCCGCGCACAAGAGATTTCTTAACCCAGTTTCAGCGATACTATGACAATGCAGAGCAAGGTATTTTTACACTGGCAGAATGGCACGACTCGTTTGTGTTTGATGCTGTGAGAAAACATCAACCATTGGTTGAATTAGACTGGTCAAGTCATTTGATTACAGGCGAAGGGCATCCATTGATCAATTCAGACTGGGGTGCATATCTAGACCATCTCAAAGGCAAGCGCAAAACCACAGGGCGCAGTCCAGCCACAGACTTAAAAGTCAAACGCACAGAAGCATATTGGCAATGAACTGGATATTTCTCAACAAGAAAAACTCCGACGAGTACATAGAAATGTTTGCTCGCGGATCAGGTGCTGTGCCAACAGAATTGGAAACATGGCGCTACGAAGATAGTGACGCTCCATTGGTGATCCGTGGCATAATGAAACACAAGATTATCAAACAGTGTTGGAAACACAAGAGACCATTTTGGTACATGGATTCTGGGTATGTTGGCAATCGACCTAATGCACAAAACCCCCACGGATGGAAGCAATGGCATAGGCTAGTGCTCAACAACTTACAGCATGGTGATGTGGTGTTAAGACCTGCTGATCGTTGGCAACGTCATGGTATTGCCATGCCTGTACGTCGACATGGCAGCAAAATATTACTGGCAGTACCAGATGAAAAACCCTGTATATTTTACAATATAAATTTAGCAGAATGGATTGAACAAACTGTTGCCACCATCAAGCAACACACTGACCGAGAAATTGTCATACGTGAACGCAATCCTAATCGGCAGGCACGTGTAGCTAGTGACTTACAATCAGCACTGACCGATGTTCATGCTGTGGTAACGTATAACTCAATTGCAGCCACAGAAAGTGTGCTGGCCGGTGTACCAGCATTTGCACTGGCACCAGCAAATGCTGCTATTCCGGTGTCTAACACTGACTTATCTAAAATTCACAATCCATGGTATCCCGAACAAGATCAAATCTATGCGTGGGCATGCCATTTGGCCTACGGGCAGTTTCACAATTCAGAACTGCTAGATGGCACTGCACTAAAAATATTACAGGAGACATACAATGCGTGAACATTATGGTTGGTACTTTCCCGACTTTGAAACCCACTTCCCCAAAATGCTAAAGAAAAGTGTTGACAAAGGACTTCCACCAGAATACCAAATTGCTGTGCGCCGCCGCAGTATTGAGCTGTGTTCCAAACGTGGCACTGCACTGGACATTGGCGCCAATGTAGGATTATGGGGCCGAGACCTAGTGGATAATTTTGCCAAAGTTGTTGCGTTTGAACCTGTAGCTGTGTTTAGAGAGTGTTTGGAAAAAAACGTGAGTGGTGCTAACTTTTTTATCAGTCCGCTGGCACTGGGCGACCACGACACTCAAGCCACCATGATTATTACAGAAGGCAATAGTGGACACAGTCATTTGGATCCAAATACATTAGGCACTGGTGATGTGCAAGTGGTAAAACTTGATAATTTAAACATGGAAGATGTAGACTATATAAAGATAGACTGCGAAGGTTACGAATATCGTGTGTTGCAAGGTGCTGAACAAACGGTAAAACGTTGGCGACCTATCATGGTGATAGAACAAAAGCCACATGACGCTTACAGCAAGGACTATGGACAATTTGCTGCCATAGCATTGTTGGAATCGTGGGGAATGATCAAGCTAGATCAAATTAGAGATGATTGGATTATGGGATGGAACTAAACACAATTGAAAACCCTGATAAGGGTGCCGAGGATTCTGCAGCCTGGGCTGTTAAATGGACCAAGGATAGATATATTGCCAAACACCGAGCAAGTTTTGAGATAGTGGATGCTTATCTCAATCAACCCGTTGGGCGATTGCTGGACATTGGATGTGGCTTTGCTTGGCAAAGCCGCTGGTTCAATGAAAAATACGGTACAGAGCTTTGGTTGTTGGATGGAGATGCCAGCACCAATGCTACCAAATCTGAAACTGCTAGTTACGGCAACTGGAATACAGATCCCAACCAATTAAAATTTTATCACACATTTGATTTTTTAAATTCAAAACTACAAGAACTAGGCACAAAGAACTATCAATTGATTGATGCAAACAACATCAGCATCCCCAGCGATGTCAAGTTTGATGTTATTACGTCATGGCTCAGTTGTGGACATCACTATCCTGTAAAAACTTACATAGAGTTGATGAAAAAACATTCACATGAAAACACTAGAATTATTTTAGACATTAGATGCAAGGGCACAGCCACAAACTACATTGGGGTGGATGGATTTGAAGTTGTGAATGTTGTGAGTAACGCTGGCGGCAAAAAACGAGCCACTGTGGAAATAAAGTTGTTATGAGTCCGTATTACTTAGAGTCAGTTCAGCAAGGCGCAGAGTTCCAGGTAAACAACAAAAGCTGGGCTGGCTATGATGTGGTCAAGTACCAAAAGAAAATTAAAGATTTGGTTGTTCGATACAATGCCAAAACTATCTTAGACTACGGCTGCGGCAAAGGATTGCAATACAAAGAGCCGTTGCCGTATGGTGGTGGGTCTGGTGTTGATGTTCCGGAAGACCAATGGCAAACATTTGATGAGTATTTAGGAGTCAAGGTATATTGCTATGATCCTTGTGTGGAAGGGTTTACAGAACTACCTCCTGCAGGTACAAAATTCGACGGTGTTATTTGCACACAGGTGCTGAACAGCATACCCGACGATGACATGCCATGGGTGCGTGATTTGCTAGAAGGCTATGCAACAAAGTTTTGTTTTGCTGGTATAAACTTCCAACGTGAAGCCAAAGGCAAAAAGACCATGTACAATCCCGAGTACTTTAGACAGCCCAGAACTAGACAGTTCTTCCGCAGTTACTTTACTGACTGGAAGGGTAGTGATTTGTTTTGGTGGTGGAAAGACCGCTTGCACTATCCTGAATGGAT